TCAGCCCAATCAGCATCGTCCATGCCTTCTGGTTGCCCTGCGTTAATTAGGTTGACCGAATCCATTGCGGCAGAGTAGTGCTGTGCAATTTGTTCTGGTGTGATGTCGTTCATGGGTGTGCTTCCTTGTATGCTTTGAATTCAGATTCCAACACTTGCAACTTCTTGAGCAATACGACAGTTAGACGTTCATACTGAAAGCCTTCAATTTCACCATCAGCACCACGAGTCACAAGTTCTTCAAAACCAGCATCTGCGGCTTCATCGGCAACAATACCAAGATGGTCTTTAGTCTGGTCATCACCTTCGCACTTTGATTTATAGCGGACAGGGCGCAATAGACCAATGTCCATGCTTTCAAGGTCACGGATGTCTTGTTTATATTTCAATGCGGATGTTGACCGAGAAAAATACCCTGAAGCATTAAATGTTGCATTTGCGGCGGCGGCTGAAGTGTTGCTGTATGCGCCAGCACAATTTACAAACCCACTATTGTCAACAAATAATCGTGGATTCCCATCCCCATCAGACAGCACGATGTAGTTGCTTGCTGTGCGAATGTCTAAGCCGCCGCTGTTGCCTTGGTATCGCCCAATGATGGTGTTCTTAGCGCCAGAGGTCATTGACCCGCCAGAACTCTCACCAATAAAGGTGTTGTAGTCTCCAGTTGCTACGTTTCCGGAACCGTGTCCAACCGATGTTACGTAGCTTGCGGCCACGGCACTGTTGTTGTAACAGAACGTGCCAACTACCGTGTTTCTAATGCCTGTGGTAACTAAGGAGAGAGAATTAGCCCCAATGACAACATTTCGCTCGCCAGTAGTAACTGCTATTCCCGCCTGATAACCCACAGCAGTGTTGTTGGAGGCATTGTTGGAGTAAAGGGCTTGACGACCAAGTGCCGTGTTGTTTCCCCCCGTGGTGTTTGTTCTTAGAGCCTCTGTACCAACCGCAGAGTTATCCGTTCCAGTAGTGTTTGCATTTAACGAAAGTGCGCCAACAGCTAAAGTGTTGCCGCCCGTGGTGTTGGCGTATCCTGCACCTTGACCAATGAAAGTTGTATATGAACTGGTCGTATTGCTATACCCCGCCTGATAACCCACGGCAGTGTTGTTAGAGGCGGTGGTGTTGGCTCCCAAAGCATCATCACCAACAGCCGTATTTGCATCTCCCGTTGTATTTGCGTCAAGTGCGGCATTGCCTATCGCTGTATTGTTTGTTCCTCCAGCCTGATTCGCCGCCAAAGCACTCGCACCCACCGCAGTGTTGGTAGACACAGCACCTGCGCCACGGCCTACGGTGAGGCCTTGGATGGAAGTGCCATTAGTGAATGAAGATGTGCCGCTGACAGTAAGTGTCCCCGCCACAGCCAATGTCTTGCCAGAGCCGACATTCAAGCCAACTGAAGTGCCAGTGCCGGCAGCTGTGAACAACGCATCAATCGTGTCTAAGTCGGTGTTTATTTTGCTTCCCCATGTATCTGTTGAAGCCCCAACTTCTGGTTTTGTAAGCAATAAGTTGCTGGTTGTGGTGTCCGCCATGATAAAACCCCTTTAAATTCCGTGATTAGGATGAAAGTCAAATTGCCGCTCAGCAGATTTTCGCTTGCAAACAGCGTCAAAAAAATTGTCGAAATATCCTAGAAACTTTCCACAAACTCTAACTTCCCATTTGACATTTTTTTTGTTAATTCTATTGCTCAAAGAAACACCAACAACACCTGATGTATTGTTTGATGGTCTTGATTGATTTCTGCTATTTTCATAGCTGTTAGATGCTTTTAAATTGATCATTCTGTTGTCGTGTCTGACATGATTTTCATGGTCTATTTGATCTGGATAAACGCCATGAACATAAAGCCATGCCAACCTATGAGCACGATGTTTCACCCCGTCAATACAAATAGTTAAATATCCACGATCACTAAATCCACCGGCAATTTCACCCATGGCTGCTTTAGGACGGCCAATTTTCCAAGTAAAAACACCAGACTCAGCGTCATAGTTCAACACTTCTTTCAATCGCTGCTGAGTCAATGATTCAGTATTCTTCATTTTCAACCTATGCGGCCTCTTGCCAAGTGATTGAATTGTCTGCTAAATCGGTCCAAGTTTCTGATGAGTCTGAAACAGGTGTCCAGCTCTCAGATGAATCAGCGACTGGTGTCCAGCTTGCCGATGTGTCTGAATCTGGTGTCCAGCTCTCGCTGGTGTCTGGAATGGCTCCCCAGCCAAATCCAATCATCACACCAACAGCACAAATGGACTCGACGCCAGTGATCCCAATGGATACGACATTGCCAACAGTGCCGACAGATCCTGTGCCATCAACGCCAGTAATTGCTTGGAACGAAATAACCTCTGCGCCCATCGTGCCGACAGCGCCAGTCGCAGCATTGCCGGTGATGGCCATGGTGCTGGTGATGCCAACCGAGTCAACGGCGCCAGTCGCGGCGTTGCCAGAGACATCAACTGCTCTGGTTGCTGTGACGCTGCCAACCGCCAAGGTTGACGCATTGCCGGTGACGGCATTGGTTGATTCTGCTAAAACAGATCCAACAGCACAGGTGGAAGCATTGCCAGAGATGGCAATTGAGACAGTCAGCCCGACTGTGCCCACATTGCCTGTGGCAATCGTTCCATCTTCTTGGATTGATCGGTCTGCTAGTAAATTGCCAACCGCCAAGGTTGACGCATTGCCGCTGATAACGACATTTCCTATGCCGTAGACGCCAAGCCCGTAATAGCCTGTTCCATATGCAGCCATGTTGCTGCCCCTGCTTTAAGCCAGCCTGATCAGGCCAGTGCTTGCATCGTTGGTCGGCATAGTCAGAGTGAATGTCCCAGCAGTCACTGTCTGACTGCCAAATGTGTGGACGCTGACTGCCTTGTCTGATTGGGTCGAGTTATAGATCAGGACCGCATCAAATGCTGTTGACAATGTGACGGCTGAGTAGCTGATGCTGGCGCTGGGCGTCACAAAAGCTGTCGTGCCACTGGTGCTTGGTGGCGTGCCAAATGTCACTGTCACGCCGCCTGCGGTGTAGCCTGTGCCTGTCACCTCACCTGTGGAGCTGTAGGCCGTGGTGGATGCGTTGACGGTGGCAGAGGCCAAGTACAAGGCGGCCTTGAATGTGTCGGCGGTGGTCGCTGCGCGAACAACACCAGTGCCGAAATTGTGGTGGCCGACCAGCAGCTCGCCTTTGAAACTCGTACACATCGCTTGTGTATTGGCCATGGTTTATTCCTTAAATTTGTTGACTGATTCCATCAGCAAAGACACTGCTTTTGAGAGCCATGTGGACAGACCGATGCACCATCTCGCCATCCAACCAATACTCTACCCAGCTCGTTGTCTCGGTATCGTTGTCGAGAGAGCCTTCACGCTTTTCAAGCAGTGACTCGTCCATCTCGCCCTTGGTGGTGGTAATCATCATCCAAATGTCCTTGCTCTTGCCAAAATCGCACCGCCCGATGTAGAACCGCGATCATCTGCAATCTGCAACTGATCTAGTCCTGCCTGGTAAAGCGATGACCACACTGGGATTCTCGCATCGTCTTGCAGGTATGGCGCGGCCTGCAACAAAGCGCCGTAAAGATAAACGTCAGGCGCTTGTGTCAGCAGCCAGTTGGTTGCCACTATGGATGACAACTTTGTCAACTTGGCGTAATAGACCAGCTCTGCCGTGTATGCGCCATCAGGGATTGGAAGCAATCGGAATTGGTTTCCGACCACCGAAAAATACAGTGGCTTGCCGCTGGACAAGTAGGTGGTGTTGGCCAACTGATCCATGGCGTCAATGGTTTGAAACGTCAGGTTGGTCACTGGATTGGTGTTGATCTTGATGGCCTTGGCCTCCAAGAAGTCATCAGGCACAGTGCCATATTCAGCCGCAGCCGCAAATGACGCATTGGCACGCACAATCATCTGGCGTGTGCGCAATTGACGTTCAATCTGAGCCTCTGCCAGGCTGATGAAGTCGGGAATGGTGGACGTCAAATCCTGCCGGTTGAGCCAGTCAGCCAGCGATGATTTGAGTTCGGTGTATGTTGTGAGTGCCATTAGGTAACCTTTTCTTTTTCCTCAACTTCACGCATCACCCAAGTATGATCATGCTTGAATTCAAACATTCCAATGTGGCCTATTTCCTTGCTCACATCGTGATCAATCCATATCTTAAAGCCTGCCTCTCTGGCTTTCTTACAAAAGAAAACATCCTCTCCAATGTACCCGCGCTTGTCATGCCGCCATGGAGTCTCAAACCAAGGCTCTGACAATGCCGCAAAGACATTAGCCTTGATCAACATCACACCCATACCAACTGATCCAACCTCTTGCAGGCCAGTTGTTTCTGGCATGGTATATACCAACTCGCGTTCGCCATTCTCTTTGTAGATCTGTGCGGTTGGTCCTGTAGGCATACGGCGTCTGGCGCAGTTGGCCGCCACGATGTCCAAGTCATGTTGTAGCAAACGCTCAATCATGTCATGTGGAAACCGCATATCTGAATCAATAAAAAGCACATGAGTGCATTTTTCACGCATCGCATCTAGGCACAATTCAGCTCGCTGATTGGCGATAAGCGTACCCTGCGATATTTTCAAACTGATGGCATCATTGGTGTTCAATGTGTGATTAGCCACCATGTTGACAAGGTCATAGGTAAACATGGTGTGAACCATGTCACGCGCTGGTGTGCATACTGCGATGTATTTCATACTTGTCCTGGTCGTACTCGGAAAAATCTATTCTCTGGATCATTAAGCCAACGCTTCATATATTCCTGATCTTCGAGCTTGCCCTCTGCTTTGAGTTGTGCATATATAGACATTGGAATGCTTGCAACGCGGTGAAACTCACCCTTCCATCCAGCACGCTCATCAACAATATTGAACTCTTGCTTGTTTTCTTCAATGATGTCTGTTACATCCTGCTGAGTCTGAATCGTTGCCTCATCAGTCTCAGGGTTGTAGTGCCAGTAGCGTGTGATGCCCTGATCTTTATCTTCGTTGAATATTCTTTTTTCCATGTAAAAAAAAGGGGGGATTGCTCCCCCCTCTTCCTTTGCTTCGTTTAAGAAGTTACCAAGTCTGCTGCCAGACCGTGTGCGTTTTCTGCCAAGACCTTGTGGCCCCATTCGACCAAAAGCATACGCTTCTCGGCGTCACCAGTCTTTGCCAACTCGACTTGTTGGTAAGGACGCAGGACAACCATTTTTGCGTACTCAGGATCAAGCACCCAAGCGTCACGCTCGCGTTGGAAGCGGTTGGGTACGACCTGAACTTGGCCGAAGTCGCTGACGTAGATGTCCGCGGCCCCGATGATAGTTGCAGGACGATCACCGCCATTGATGTTGTAGCGAGCTGATGCGATTCCAGAGAAACCTGACACGCGCTGCTTGTTGACTGGACCAACCATCAAAATCTTAGGTGTGCCGCCTTGTGTCCATACTTTTTGAATCACATTCTTGAGAATGGTTTCAGTGAAAGTACGCACAGTGCCGTCAGTGCGAGCTGAGTTAGGCAAGGTGGTGTAGCTAGGATTTACGCCGTTGGTGGTGTCATAGTCCACGTTGGTCTTGATGTAAGCCTGCAAAGAGGCAGTCACGCGAGCTGTGGTGGTGTTACCGGCAACAGCAATGCCGCCGTTCAACATCACAAACTCTTGGTCACGTTTCAATTCAGAACCGCGCTTGGCGATCTGATAGGCCAACTCAGAACGGCGGCCTGCTTTGTTGACAACTTCTTCAGTGTTCGACAAGATAATAGTCTTGCGTGAAATCTGAGCGTAGTTGGTCAAACGAACAGTCGCTGTGACTGAGTTGAAAGTTACATCATCACCTTCCAGTTGAGCATTGGCCGCAGCTGAATCAAGTGAGTCTGTTTGATACTCAAATAGAGTATTGGTGATGTTTTCACGTCCAATGTTGGACATGTAGGGGGTTTCTTCGGGAGAAATGTTTGTGATCACATTGCTCAAGTCTTCACGAATACCCTTTGCAGAGTAGGTCGTGAACGTGTTCGTTACGATAGCCATGATTTTTCCTTATTTCAAAAGTTGAAAGATTGCATTGGCCGCATCATCGACACGGCCAGTTTTTGCGACGCGCTGCTGTGCTCGCATTGCTTCTGTATTGCTCGAAACTCTCCCTGCTGCACCAGGCTTGGCAGGTCTTGGGCCGTTATTGGTCACAGGCTTGATCTGTCCACGCTTGGACATCATCTGGTCGTAGAGAGCCGCTTTTCGCAGCATCACCACAGCCCTGTGGTCAACAACATTCTTCAGGTCATCAGGGGTAAATCCGATCTTTTGACCGAATTGAACAAGCATTGCCTTCTCAGCTTGAGCCTTCTTCGCGTCCTTCCATTCTGGAATCGCCGCCACCAAAGCCTCTTGCTCTTGAGCCAACAACGCCTCGCGCTGTTGTAGCTGTTCTCGCTGGGATAACTGAGCCAGCCGCTGCTGTTCGGATTGAATAGCCGCCGCCTTCTCTTGATTCTCCCGCATCACTTCGCGCTGCCTTACCCACTCAATGGGGTCTTCGTTATAAAGACGATCCCAATCAATGTTTGGCTGCGCCGCCTGCTGAACCTGTGCCTGTAGAGCACCTAACAATTGAGCATACTGCTCACGCTCGGCACGCACCTCATGCAACTCTGCCTCAGTCTGTTTCCTGACCTCCGCAATTTGCTGAGTCTTGCGCGTGTAATCCTGTGTCCTTGAATATCCCTTCTGAAGTTCGTCCAGCGTCACATCGACTTCTTTACCGTCAACCTTGACGGTGAAGACTTGTGGCTGGTCTTCCTCCTCGGAATCTCCATCTTCATCGGATTGTTCGGAATCAGTTTCATCACTGGATGCGTCTGCATCGTCCAGCAACTCCTCATCTCCCGCCGCGCCCTCTTCGGGCAACTGCGCCTCGCGGTCTTCCTGTTGTCCCTCATCGGGCAGCAATCCCTCAAGTGCATTGGCTGCTTCAGCCACATTCATTGGACCCTGTGCTGCACTGCCTGCTGGCGTTGGTGCTACTGTCTGCATGGTCTATTTTCCTATTTAAACAAGATTCTTCTGCGCACGCTCAATGGCGCGTTGCGCCACCTTGCCGTTGTCCACCATCTTGGTGGCTTCAATTCTAAAATTTTCAATGGCTTTCAGCATTGACCAAGCAATTTCGCGCTTTGTGCTTTCTTCGGGCTTGCTAGATTCAAAAACCCAATATTGATCATTTCGCATCTTTTCCAAAATTGACGAAAAGACTTCGTCTTGCATCAACTGGTCAGCTTTTCGGCCTTTGCGTACTGCGTCTTCGTTCATTGAGCCATTCCATTAAGGTTGATGGGTGGAGGCACATTCGCCGCTGTCTGCACCGCCTGGTTGACGATGGCCGCCTGCTGCTTCATGGCCTCACGATCTAAATTCTGCATTGCCGTGATCTCGGCAGTGCTGATTGCTGTCCCATACTTTAACTCAAGTTCGTATTTCTTGAGCATTAAGTCCTGCGCCAGTTGATCTCTTCGATAATCATCGTCTCGGATCATCTTCTCGCGCTGCAACTCCAGCTCGGCGGCCTTCTTCTGGATGTCGGCTTGGATTGACTGAGCCTGCACCTGTGCCAGCACCTGCTCTGGCGTCTGCTGTGGCTGCTCCTGCGGCATCTGGAAGTCGGCAGGCAAGGTGTTGAAGTAGCTGGATGCGTCCTTGTAGCCTGACAACTCGATGGCCTTTTGCAGGGTGCGGATGTACATGGGCAGGGACGCGATCTGATTCATCGGGCCAAACTGGGCCATGATCTGCTCTTGCTTTTGCATGATGATGTTCAAGGCGTTGATCTTCTCATTCACATCGCCATTACCCAAGCCAATATTGACATTGACATCCATGCTGGCATCCCAAACGCGAGGATCAATCTGCACCCACTCGTTGCGCAAACGCACCATGCGGGGCTTGTCTTGGTGGGTGGTCATGAGATACAAAATGCCCTTAAATAGCTTCTTCATGCCCTCGGCCAAGATCCGAGCTTGCAGCTCAAGCCTTGACTGGCTGGCGCTGACGGTGGCCGCAACTGCTGCCTTGGTGGTTGACTGCAACGCATCAGGGTCCAATCCCATCGCGGCCTTGGACATGCCGGTGCGGTCTTCGCGCATCTGGTCCATGTAGTCCATCATGGCAAAGGCAGGCTGGCCGACAAAGGGTGAGCTGAACGGCTGCACCATGCCTGGTGCACGCATCCGAATGATGGCGCCAGTCTCGTTGTTCAGCACGTCATCAATGTTGACCTGCCCCTCGACCACGGCGGTGCGGGGGTGGATAGACTGCGCCAAAGAGTCCAGCGTGTTGCGCATGATCTCAGACTTGATCTCTTGGATGTCATGCGTGATGTCAAAGATCGACATGGCCTCCAGCGGGGAAGTGTGTGGCTCTGGGTCACAAGGGAAGTCCACAAAGGGGATGTAGCTGGCGGGTAAGTTCCGCACCATGGTGTAGCCAGAACCCATGCAGCAAATCTTGCGCAGCTCGGGGATGCCGTCACCATCAAAGTCCACGCGCATATAGGCTTCAATGTACAGAACCCTGCGCTGCATGGGATTCAAGCTGTCTGCGGCGCCAAAGGTGGTGCTCAAAGGCTGGCGTGCCAAGTACTCGTCATTGGAGTCCAAGTCGGTGCTGGAGATGTTTTCCTCAATCTCGTCTTGGTCATAGCCCATGCCGATCAGGTCAGAGACAGTCGCCATCTGGCGGTGGGCGATGATGCCAGCATCGTCAAATGACCGCGCACGGCGGTCCAACACCAATTCCTCTGGTGGCACGGCCATGATACGAATGCGGCCATCTCTGGTGTTGCGCTTGATCTCAACGTCATGGATCATCGGCACAGGCATTGGTAAGCCAGTGGTCATGTCCATCTGCGGCATCGCACCAGGCTCTGGATAGCTCACCACAATCTTGACCTCTGCACCCTCTTGCATCAGCACCTGCAAAGTCTGGTCATCCAAGCCAGAATATTCCTCAATCTTGACCTCTTCGACCTCTTCCCACCAGTACTTGGCGATGCCACACTTGCGCACCAAGCTGTCCTTGAACAGGGCATAAGTGGTCATGAAACCGTTGTTGTCGGCGGTGAAGATGTAGTTGGCGTAATCAGTCGCCTGCTGCGCACCGGCCACATCTTCAGGGCCGCGAGGCATGTATTCAACGACATTTTCGGTGGAGAAAAACACCTTCATGAGGCTTGGCAGCATGGCCGAGACAGTGTCTCGCACCTCCATCGCCACGACTTGCGAACGGCCATCTTCCTCATTACCAAAGGGGTCGCCACGGTAATACTCAGTGCCCTTGGCTCGGATGGGGGAGACATCGGAGTCGATGTAGCTGACGGCATCTTCCAACTCGGCAGAGACAATGCCCTGCAACTCGGTGTCGTCCATCGGCTCAATGGCCGCAATGTCGGTGGTGATGTTCATGTCGTTGATCATTTCTTGTTCCTTGCAGATATGGCTTTGGCGGTTTTTCTGGCATCGGCCTTACTTGACGCGCCCCACGCCTTGAGACTCAGCAGCAAGCGCGTTGGCTCGCCGTCCTTCATTTCGGGGCCAGGCATGTTGCCCATTCTCGCAAGGAATGAAGCCCTGCGCGGGTTGTCGCCAGACTTCACAGGCGCTTTTAGATTCATGCCCTCGGCCTTGGCGCTGGCGCGTCCCTTGGCATTTAGGCCGCCACTCGGACTCTTTCCCTCTTTACGCTGCCACGCCGGTGTCTTCATAAGGCACTTTCTTCAAAATCACATACATGGATTCAACTGCGCGAGGCAAACGCATCACCTCATCTTGCGGCAATTTTAGACCCGCACCATACTCGCTGAGACGCATTTCCAAATGAGTCATCTCAAACCGCGAACCCTTCCAGCCCAAATACCACGCCCAGTCGCAGTAATAAATCCAAGACTTCTCGTTAAACGCCCTCACATGTGTCGGGTCTTGCCACGCGCCATGGCTCAACTCATAGGGGACATGGATGTGCATCTCACCGCCATCGCAAAGCAAATCTCGACAATTGGTCATGGCCTTCACCAGGTCGGGGATGTGCTCCAACACGTCAAACGCCAAAATCTTCTCAAAGCAAAATGGCTTGATGGTGAAGTCTTGATCGCCGTGCTTGACCACCTCGCCATAGGACAGTTTGGAAATATCCACCACCCAATCGGCTCCAACATCACTGCGGATGTCAGCATTGATGCAGTCAGCCATGGCGTCCTTGCCAGAGCCGAGGTTAAGTGTCAAACCAGTCTTTTGCATATTTCGGCCTGTTCTTGCGTATCCACGGCACGGCCTGTTGAGTCAGCCGGTTGCCGTCCATGCCAATCGTCTGGCTGCCAACGTGGTGCACATAAGACCGGCTCAGGTAATGATGAAAGCCAGCGGCACGCAAATCCTCGCAGTGCACATCATCCGAGTACCAGTTCAAAGGGGGAAACTTGAAGCACTCCCACGCATCGCGGCCAATCCATGAAAAGATGGGACTCAGCACCTCCATGGGGACAATGGCGTCTTCATATGGGTACTTGAAGTAGTGCAACTTCTGGTCAAAGGGATTGCTTCGCACATTTTGCACAGGCGGCGCAGCGTCACATCTTGCCGCCACCCAGCCAACAGGCTCACCAGTCTCGGCCTTCAACTGCGCCACATCTTCCAGCAAATGCTTGTAGCTGGTGGGCGTCAACACAATATCGTCATTGGCACAGATCACAGAGTCAAAGCCGTCAGCAAAGGCGCGGTTCATTACATCGTTGTAATCTTCGCCAAAATTGCGCGGCGCACCAAAGATCTTCAGGTCGGTGTCATAGCCGCCAATAATGGACTCGGGTCCGCGCAAATAGACAGGCACTTCGGGACAGTACTCGGCAATGCTTGTGAGCATCACCCGCAAACCTTTGCCGTTGACTGTTGAAATGCAAATCGGTGCAATCACTTGGCCGACTTCTTTGGCTTCTTGGCCGTCTTGGCCGCCGCCCTGAAGTCAGCAGCACTGGGCGCCGCCTTCGTGCCAGGCTTGTTCATCTTCTCACCAGAGCCAGCCGCGATCCGCGCTCTCTTGGCTTGGATGTTTGAATAAAGTCCAGGCTTACTTTTCACCTTTGACCCCAATCTTGATAGTCAACAAAGACTTAGGCTCTTCATCTTCGCCCTCTTCCTTCGCCACCCAAGCCGAGCAGGTACGGCTGGACGCGCACTTGAAATCAAAGATCTCGCAATATCCCAAGTCGCCAGCGTCAATCATGGCCCAAGGGTCGCCCTCGTCGCCAATGCCATCAGCAATGCACTCAAGCATCGACTCTTCCTGATTGAACGCCGCGCAGTTCCCGCAAAGGCTCTGCTTGGCGTCTTCTGGCTCCACCTGCCACTCTTTCGCCATCTTCATCCAGTACTGCTTATTGGGCAGCTTGGGATTCTCAGGACCATAGTCGGCAGAATCAATCGCCTTGCCGCGATTTTTCAGATTCAACGTAATGTCTTGAGTCGCCATGGGGCAGCTCTCGCCCTCATCGCCGCCCTCATAACCCTCGTCTTTGTCCATGGCCTGGTCCATGGTGCGCTTTAAGGTAGCCATTAACGCATCCCCTTTGTCTTCATGTTCTTGGCAGTGCGTGCACCGCGCATGGGCATCTTGGCCTCAGACATCGCAATGGCGATGGCCTGCTTGGGATTCTTCACAACTTTGCCGCCCTTGCCAGAGTGCAGCTTGCCAGCCTTGTACTCAGACATCACAGAGCCAACTTTCTTTTGTGCCTTTGTCATCTTCATTTGAATCACTCCCTTAAAGAATTAACTAATTATGCAACCCGTGGCAAGTTTCTGCGCAGTGGCTGATTCCACTTGGTCGAGGCAGCCGAGCCATACATCCCAATCACAGCGTCAGAGGCAAACGTCAAACAAAAAGCATCAGCTCGGTCAGGCGACGCCATACCGCGCTTCTTCAGCTCATCCTTACCCTCGATCTGGATCTTGCCGCTAGACGTGAACGAATAACGCACAGCCGCCAATTCACCAATCAACGCCTCATCTTTAGGCATCCGGCAGTCCCGCTGCTCCAGCCACGCCTTGGCCTTGTGCCACAGTTCAGCCTTCAAGTTCCTATACGTCCCGCCCATGGCCGGTGACTCGGCCACGTTGATGCCCCTCGCCGGTAACCCCAACTCTTTCAACCGATCAACCACACCAGCGCCCAAACCAATCGAGTCCACCAGAATCTCTTGTGGCCGCTGGGACGGCATCAAAATCTCATACTCGGCCACGACTGCACCTGTGAGCTGCATCAGGTCCAAGTTCTTCCACGTCTTGATCGGCTCCACCACAGCATTACCCTGCCGCTTGCACAGAGCAGACCTGTCAGAGCCAAACCGCGCCACATCCAATCCCCACACCAAAGGTGCGTGCTTACTCGCTTCCACATCCCGCTGTGTCGCCAGTTCAAGCAACTCCATCGGGATCACGGTGTCGTCGTCACTCCTTGGAAACTCACCCAAGACGCGAATCCTGTAGGCGTTACTCTCCTCGCCGTAACGCGCCTTCATCTCCTCAATGTAGGCTTCGCTGACCCTTGGCGAGTCGGCGCAAGACACCTTCATCGTGATCCAGTCAGCCGTCAGACGGTTGTGCGTGTCAAAGAAGAAACCGCTGGACCGCACAGGGTTACCCAGCAACAGGGTGACCGCGGCGTGTCCAGACATCGAGCCAGCCGCAGCCTCAAATACCTGTTCAGGTATACCGCTGGCCTCGTCAGCCACCAACATCACGTTGTCACTGTGAACCCCCTGCAAGGCTTCAGGCTGCTCGGCTCTGGATGTCCTGGCTGAGATAAACGCCTCGTTGTTGGCGCTCTTCATCTCAATGCGGTCCTGCTTCACCTCCAACTGGTCGGCCAAGACAGGCGGCAACACCTTCACCCATCTCTTGACCTCCGCAAACAAGGCGTCATACAACTGGCTGGATGTGGGGGCCGTCACCACAATCTTGACAGGAAAGCGCAAAAACAAATACCAGAGCATCGCCCAGGCGCTGGCCGTTGACTTGCCAACGCCATGGCCTGATCTGACACTGATGCGCCGGTTGCCTGCCGCAATGTGATTAAGGAACTCGATCTGCCAGCCATCAGGCTCAGTGTTTAACACCTCGCGAACAAAGAGCACAGGGTTGTTTTTGTAGAGCTTGACGAATTCCACAAATGGGTTATCGGGTGCTGTGGCCAATTTTTTTTTGGACGGCTTG